ATTATATTCACAACTGAATGATAATGAATCTGTATCAATTCTCACTACGTCAAGTGTAGATAATCCATGAGTTCCAACATTAAGAACCATATCACCAGATGTAGGATCGTAAGTTGCTCCAGATACATCTAACTGCTTGTTAGAGATCGTCATCACACCTGTATTAGGATCATAGTTAGCGTTTGATGGTCCTAACTTAGCTAATGGACTGAATAAATGTATATCTGTGTTAGTAGAAGGTATCGCATCTAGAACAGTAACATCAAATGTATCATTTGTAACATTTGATACTTTTAACCACCTATCATAGGGATAATCTGTAACACGTGGATACTGTTTCTTGGAAGTATTACCATCTAGAGCACATGTAAATGTTAATGATTCTGGTTTGAATTTAATCCAGTCATCTGCTACCATACCATGTGACGGTGAAGTAACTGTCATAACCCCATTATCAGGGTTATAGTTGACAGCAGTTACATCAAATCCATCTGTCAATGATCTTGGATATGATTTCTGAGCAGCAGTTCCTGTAGCACCACCATATCCACAACTAAAGGTTACTGCATTTTCTGCAAGTTTAATACTTGTACCAGATACAATATTATGAGAACCAATAGTTAATTCCATAATACCCGTAGTTGGGTTGTATGTGGCATCTGTGGGGGTGTAATTTACGATAGGTGACTTACCAACGTTTACAGTGATAACGTTGCCTGAGACTGCCTTAACACCCAATGGTGCACCATCTGCAGGATCACCCTTACGAGGATAAGTATGAAGTGTTGCTCTGTCATCCATCTCACAAGTATAGATCAATCCATTTCTCTTAATTGTTACAAAATCTCTTGCCTGTCTAATACCAGAACTAGATGCACCAGCAAAGGTATGAGTAGTAGTATTGGTTGATGGAATGGTCTCTAAACATTGAATAGTAAATGTATTATTTGTTACATCAAAGATCTCTACAAACTTACCACTAATGGGGTCAGTTGATCTAGGATATGTCTTAGTGCCTGAACCATGAGTACATGTAAATGATAATGAATCATCTACGATCCATACTCTGTCACCATTAGACATTCCATGACCAGTTACTGTAATAACAACCTTACCATCTGCAGGTGTATAAACAGCACCAGTTGCAGTATGTTCTATTGGAGCAAGTAATGAATGATCGCCAATATCAAGTGTCACATCACCTGTTGCAGCATTATAAGTTGATGCTGAAGGTGTAAATTCAAATCTTTCGTTTTTACCAACGTTTACAGTAAAGGAATCTGTAGTAACACTAGAAATAGTTAACCATGCACCATTTGCAGGATCAGCAAGACGAGGATATGTGTGGTTACTAGAGTTATTATCCTTAGAGCATGTGAATGTTAATGAATCAGTAGCAATCTGTACTCTATCACCCTTAAACATTCCATGAGCAGCAGCAGTGACTATCATGTCACCTGTTGCAGGAATATACTTAACCTTAGTTGGTTGGAATTGATAAGTGCTTAAACCTTGCCATGTATGAGCATCAGTGTTGGTAGGAGATGTACCCTGTAAAGCATTAACTGTAATTGTTCCACCTGCTTGATCTGCAGCAGTAATAGGAACATCAAATAGATTACCAATAGGATCTGTAGGACGTGGATATGCTGCAGTTCCACCGCCACCATAAGAACAGCTGAATGTTAGGGCGTTATTAGCAATTCTAACTGTATCATTAGTTGTTAAAGTGTGAGCACCAATAGTCAACACCAAATCACCACTAGCAGGTGTATAAGTTGCTGTAGAAGGAACATAGTTATTAGTTAACTGTTCACCTACATCAGATAATCCTAATACATCATCCTCAGTATATCCATTACCTGCTTGATTCAATACGACATTAGTTACCTTATTACCAGAAACTGTAATATCTGCAGTAGCACCACTACCAGATCCAAGATTATTCTTTAATGGTACATTTGTATAAGTGCCATTACTATATCCACTACCAGGTGTTATTGCACCGAATGTCTTAATCTCATCTCCAATAGTATCTAACTGGAAACTAGAGGCATATGATTGACGATCATAGTACATTGCTAGTACAGATGTACCATTAAGCAATGGTCGATTAAATGTTATGATATCATTTGCATATGAGTAATTTTGTGGATTCTGAACAAGACCATTAGCGATAACAAATAGTTGATCCTTATCAGGAGTTTTACCCAATATAGTAGTCATTGATGTACCATTGTTAACTACTCTAAATTGAGTATTTGTACCATCAATAAAACATCTAATTGTATGTCCACCACCAGAACCAACAGAAGTTAAAGCAATTGCAGGTCCACCAGGTATATTTCTAAGTTCAATAGTATTTGCATCAATATACCTAACATAATATGCACTACCGTTAGTTAATCCACCAATAGGAGTACCAGTTCTAACATCAGGATAATTTCCTATATTTGGTTCGGGTAATGTAGATGGATTATCAATAGCATCAGTAATAATTTTTGCAAAGGATGTGATGGCACTTGTGACAGTTGCACAACTGTCTGAGGCTACCGTAATACTGAGGTCATTTACTGGATTTATAGTCGTGTATGTGCCGATTGGTAGGTTGTTGACTATAGCAAGGTTACAAAGGTCTCTTGCTTTATTAAAGGCATAGATGGTCTCAGTCTCTTCACCTTCAATGTGTAAGATATGATTTGAAGGATTCGTTCTAGTTACAGTAGCAAGACTATCAGTACTAATAGCAGTGGTAACAATATTGAAGAGGGTGTCCATTGCAGCATCAACTGTAGCACAGATAGAAGCATCAAAGGTGACACCAGTATTAGTAACTTGAGTATAACCATGTTGTCCTTGAATAGTAATTGGAGTATTGACGATAATATCTGCTGCTAACTCTTTTGCCTTATTAAACGCCCATATTGATTGTGTTTCTTCACCATCTAGGTGTACTGTGTTTACATAGTAATTTGCAGCATCCCATACCTCACTATTTGATCCATACTGTAAGTTGTAGGCAATTGCTTCAACTACATCAACAATATCATCAATACAGTTTTGGTCTCCACCAGGTACGCCAGGATAACCAGATGCAATACCAACAGTAGGATCATTTAACATTAAATGAACTGCCTCAGCAGCGATCAAGTTTTTATTATCTTTAAGAAGATTAGCAGCATCAATGTAAGCATTGCCTAGTGGTACAACTGCACCAACATATGCATTAGCAGCTGTTAGTGAGAAGAAGTTACCACCATATCTTAAATCATTTGCCCATGCAGCAACAACTAATCTTGTATCTCTAGCACAGGTTGCTGAGTTGTATTGTAAACTTGGATATGTAGCATTTAAGAAACCAATAGTCTCTTCTACGATATAATCAATATTTGAAATGATTAGATTTCTTGCATCTTGGAATCTGTCGCCACCAGAATTGTAGATAACACGTTGATCATCAATAAGATTATGATTTGTAAGTGTAATTCTATTACCAGATGTATCAACTACAGTAGATGATGATCCATCGAAAGAAAGTGATCTATCTGTAATATCATCAATCTTATATGCGATACAAGATAAGATCTTCTGAATGTCTAATAACTGTTTACCGAATACCTGTATCTCAGTTGGAACAGCAGCACTATAGTCAGGTTTACCAAGAGCAAAGTTTTTAATAACAGATAACTTACCAGTATTCCTAGCAGATGGTTTAGGAATGATATATGTTGTACCATTAAATGTAGTTCCTAAACTATTTGTTGTTGGAACCCACCAATCAAATGAGTTACCAGCATTAAGATTGAGAGATGATTTAGATCTGAAGGATTTAGTAGATCCTTGTGATAGTACTTGTGTACCAACTACTTTAAAACCTGCTGGGTGAGCAGCAAACTTAAGTGGGTTTTTCCAATCATTAATGTTAATAGATGACGATATGTCATATGAAAATTCCTGATATCTGTCACTATCATATAGTCTTTGCTCGTTAAGGTCTAAGAAACCAGTTGTCTTCTCCCAGGTAGTTGCTGAGATACTAATAGGAGAAACCTCGAATACAGCATCTGCCCTAGTAAACTCATGAATCTGACCAAATGCAGCAGTCTCCTCACCAAATACAGGTTCACCTACTACAAACTCACCTTCTACGATCTCTACACTAACAACACGTCCAGAAGCATCCCAGTTCTTAACAAATCCATATGCAGTATATGATGCGGTAGATGCACCCTGATAAATCCTCTCTCCAACAGAGAAGGTAGCAGGTTTCATAAACGCAGTAATATTATCACCTAAGTCTGTTGTTTGTAATGTAAAATATGTTTGACCTGTTAAGGCATCACCCACAGGTGCACTAGTGAATGATATAGTGTTACCAAGATTAGCATCTGCAAGAGTTGCAGCAAGTCTAATTTGGTTATCTGCTAATGCATTTGCTACAGTAGCAGCAACAGCATAATAAGTTGTATTTTCTGCTAATGGATTTGGGAACTGACCAGTAAGTTGCTGAAGGGTTACTTTTGTCCCTGTTGGTATCTTAGTGTTATATGGGAAGTTAAGAGTGTTATTAGACTGCAATCCAACCCATGTATGAGTTACTCTTGCCTTAACTGTAGGAGCAGCTAAGAAACCTCTACCCTCATTGATAATTTGAATAGATTGTATAACTTCATTTTCTATTCTTGCCTTTGTTTCAAATAAAGATCCACCACCACCTTCAAGAACGATCTCAGGTACTGATACAAAGTTTGAACCACCATTAGTAATAGTGAAGTAATCAAGAACCTGAGTTCTTGTTAACTGAAGGTTATATGTGGTATTAAGTTCAGGTTTTAAAGTTCTATCGTGAGAATAGTTGAATGTAATGTTATCTCCACCAATTTTCAATATCTCACCCATATTGGATGATTTAAGTAGTACAGAAGCACCTGAACCTGTTTTTTGAGTAATATTAACTACTGGAGCACTTTGGTACTGAAGACCACCACTTTCTATATTAATAGATTCAACACCCTCATTAACAATCGTAGCATTGAATGCTGCATTAATTCCATTACCACCAGTAACTTCGATGTTAGGAGCAGAAAGATAACCAGATCCACTGTTTGTAACAGTAATACTATCTACAGAAGCATCTAATAGAGTAGAGATTGTTGCAGGATTAGCATGTGCCAATCCATTAACTGTCACAGTAAAGTCTTCGTTACCTGCACCACCTGGTATCTTTGTACCATCAAAAGTGATGACATCACCTAATGCATACGCACTACCACCTCCAGTAACAGTTATAGTTGCTATTCTTCCGTTACCATCTGTGGCAACTGTGAAAGTGGCACCTGTACCATTGACAGGAGCAACACTGGTTTGGGTTACCCCAGTAGTTGTTGTATCTGCGGTATATGTTCCGTTACCTGCTGGTTGAGTTATGGATGTGATTGTATCTACTGATCCATAGTAAGGATCATCAAATATAATAGATGGAGCAGCTCTATAGTTAGAACCAGGATTAGTAACACTAACTTCATCTAATGTACCACCACCAGACACCACAGTTGCCACAGTTGCCTGAGTTCCACTTATTGCACTGATGGATGCTTGTGAATCTGCACTGAACACATTATTGGTCGCAGCAGTACCAGTGCTGAACATAATGTATCCTTTGTTACCTGCACCTGTTCTTTCGTTCCTAAGTGGTTTAACTCTCAATATAGAGTTAACTTGGTCATAACTAATTACCTGACCTCTAGCAGTCTGGTTTCCTTGAGTTGCTTGTGATATGACAATTTCATTTACAATAAAAGTTCCAAGTATACCTGTAAGTGTCAAATCAACATAATCTGGTAATGTAACAACTCCAGTTGGTAATGAACTGTTATTATAACCAGATCCAACGTTTGTAACCGATACATTAGATAATGATCCAGAAATAGTTGCAAAAGCATCTGCCCCAGATCCAGATCTAGAAGATCCACTTAATTTTGGAAGAGATGAGTAATTTCTTCCACTATCACCAATAGTAATTGCTGCAATTCCACCTGAGGGGTAAATTGAATTTGTAGTGAATGATACACCTGTACTATAACCAACTTCGGGTGGTACTGCCATTGTGTAAGTTATTGTAGTATCAGTCTTTGCTGAAACTGTTTGTGTGCCAATAATAGGATCATTAATCGCTATAAAGTAACTTCCACTTGTAGATCCCTTAATATCAAAATAATAGAAGATGCCAGGTAAATCATTGACTAATATTGTAATAGAAGTCTGATCTGCAGTGATTGGATCTCTAACTTCATTAGTAATGTTCTTATAAGTGAAAATATCAGTATTTGCAGAATCCACAGTAAATGCAAGTGTCTTTCCAACATTACTTGCGTCAGAAGTGTCAAAAGTGTATTTGTGCCCATTAATAAGTTGTAATTGAGGTTCTTCAACGTAAACCTCTATAGCTCCGACATTTGCAGATGCAATAGTTGCAAAATTACGTTTTACAGTAAATTTCCTTAATGTTTCGGTACGGATAACCGTATAATCAGTTTTATTGTAACCTGATGGTGTAATACCCGAAATATTGACTATATCGCCCGTTGAGAGTTGATGAGCAAGAGTACAATGAACTTGTGCTTCAGTTTCTACTTCAGTTAGTGTAATAGTAAATCCAGAACCACCAGAATTGCCAAGATTCAAATCTGTAGCACTAATGGTGTCTCCAACGTTAAATGCAGTACCACTCTGTGTAATTGTAACATTTGTTACAGAACCACCAGAAATAACGATAGTTGCCTTTGCACCCACACCAGAGTTGTTAGTTGAAAGAGGAACTTCTGTATATGTTCCATTAAGGTAACCTGATCCACCTGTAATGGAAGACCACCCACCTTGAACTAAATTACCGTCTGTACGTTTCCTAAGATATGTCCAAGGCATTGAACCATCAGTTAGAGTACCAGATTCGTGAGTTGGGGCTGTAGAACTAGAAGTTCCACTTAAAGCTGCCTGATAAACTCTATCCTGAACATAAATTAAATCTCCTTGAGTGTATGCAGTAGTATTTGCATATGCAGCAATGAGTTTCATGCTACTTACGCCAAAATAACTAAAATGATACTTGCTGTTTATAATTTTACTCTTAATAATTCTTGTATAAAGATTATCCGCTACAGATACACCAATAGTATCACCAGGTTGTAAATAATGGAAACCTGCTGTAGTAATAGTCGCAGTATAGACATCACTAGTGGCATCTACTGCCATTGCCAAACTATTTGCAGTCTCACCCTGTACTTGTGCTACAACAGCACTTACACCTTCTCCACCAGTGCCAGTATTGTCAAATATCAATCTATCATTTACTTTATATTCCTTACCGCCACCTTCTACAAGATATTGGTCAACACCAGCAGATGAATACTTATTAGTTGCCGATACAGTCATAGAATCAGCAGTACCACCTCTAATAACTGGATAGTAACTGAAATACCCAATTCCATCTTCAAGATAGGTTAATACCTCACCAGTTTCCATTACAATCAAAGTTGTAGTGTCTTCTAGTGCCAAAAAGAAGTCAACTTTGTCATCAAGTTTCTTCCTCTTTGCTACAATGTTATCTGTATTCAAATATGGTGCTTTATACCTAATTGCATCTTCTGTAAAGTTTTTCTGCAATCCATTACCATCCCAGTTAACTGAATCTGCTTCTGAGTAGAAATTAGGTCCTACAAAGTATGGAAACTTCGGTTCTCCAGCAGATCCCTTAATTGTAGCAAAATATGCATAAACTCCATTTGGATATTCTGGAGTAACGCAAAATCTTCCATTATATTGGTCTAAATCTCCAGATCCTTCTATATACTCGTAATCTTCAATATAAGTCCCCATAGGGTCTGCTAGACCGCTTAGAAGAGCATCTCTAGAAGTCTTTACCCTATAACTAGAAATCATTAACTTATATGAGTTATATGGATCAGTATTCTCTGCATCTTCAAAAGCATAAGGTCCATATATGGGGTGTCCATCAAATGCCCAACCAATAATCGGTGAATGAACAGTAGGATTTAATTCCTGTAGTGAAGAATCAATATTATCTCTCAATAAGAATCTAAGTTGCTTAGGATTGTACATATATCCATATTCACCACCATATATCAAATAGTTCTCACCTTGTATTGTTGCTCCATTTGCATAGTCTACAGTTTTCCTATTTGTGAAGTCATTTTCGGAAACACCTAGTTCTTGATATGATGCTGCTTCGTTAAATGTTAATTCTGTCAAATTGGTCTGGAATTGTGCCCCAGTACCAGGATATACAATACTAACAGTTGTAGCACCTGCAGTATACCCTATACCTTTATTTGTTATGACAATACCAGTAACAATGTTGCTAGAAAGGTCTACTTGAGCAAATGCAGTAGCACCAACTCCATCTCCATCAATAATAACGTCTGGAGCACCGAAATATCCACTACCACCAAATGTAACAATAATACTTTCAATCTTTCCGTTTAATATAGAAGGATATGCAACAGCACCACTACCAGAAATCAAATTAATAGTTGGTTCATAATCATATTGACTTCCTGCATTAGTAATGTTAATTGCATCAATAGGACCTCGACAAGTTGCAGTAGCAGTTGCTCCAGAACCATTACCACCAGTAATTGTGATCGTAGGAACACTAGTATAACCAGATCCACCACTAACAACGTTAATACCAGTAACTTCACCAGATGTAATCACTGCTGATGCAGATGCTTGATTATCAGAGGTCGCTCCACCACCAGTGATGGATACAATCGGTTCTGTAGTATATCCACTACCACCATTAGTTACGTTTATAGCAGTAACAGATCCTTTTACTGTAACACTTGCTTCAGCAGGTGTTCCTTCATATCTCCAAGTAATTTGCCCTACTGCAACGTCACCAGAAGTATGTGTTGGATATAGTGTAGGAGATGATGTAGCTGCGGAAAGAGATCTATACCTATTTCCGTTATGTTTAACTCTTATACCAGAAGCATAGGATTTATTAAGTTGATAATCTGCTTCAAACTCAACTGTAGGAGGGTTTGTAATATCATAACCAGTTCCACCATTGATTTTAGTGATTGACTTTAATCCACCATACTTTTTCTTAGATTCTCCTTTATATGAGAAGAATGGGACACCATTTGAAGCAATACCTATCTGACCAACAGGAGTAGCAGTTTTGGTACTCTTAGTTGATGGTACAAGAGGTATTCTCTTAAGATATCTCTGGTTGCCAGGATTTAAGTCACCAGAACCAAAAGGACCTACCTTATGTGATGGTATACCTGTACTAGCAACAATGGCATCTGTACTACTTTTGTAAGTATTTTGCACATCTGCTGTAAACTCTCTAATACCTACGTTAATAGAGTTAAAGTCACTTCTACCATATGCAAATTCTCTAGCAATGTAAAATTCAAAGTTTGATATACCTCCAGATGGTGATGTGCTGAATATAAATTCAAATTCAGTATCACTAACAATACCTGCAACATCGTGTTGATTATTATAGATGTCTTCAGGAGCATTAAGGATCCTAATAACATCATCTCTCAATAAACGATGTTTTTCTTTTGTTTTAACAGTACAACGTACCGAACCATCTGGATTGACCTGTCCTAGGGTCGCAGACTCGCCTCTGAGTGCCTTTCTAACATTATATGTGTAACTATCCCATATTGGATCAATACTATCAAATCCAGGTGCTGCAGGAGTTGTAACCTTACTCTCTGGAAGGTAATACTTACCACCACTGGATAATACAACACCTCTAGTACCACCATAGACTTTTAATTGGATTTCCGAGTTGTCTATGTTGGAATATCCGAAAATCTTGAATGCAGCGAATACTTCTTGACCTGCATCATGTGCTACAGCAAGTGTATCCTCTCTAGCACGTGTACATCCTATAAATTGGGTTACAGTCTTATCTGTATAGTTAATAATCTCATCTTCAATTCTAAATCGTCCATTTTGCTCTGGCCAACCGAGTGTAGAGTCAACTGTGACTACTTGGTCAGATAAATTGCCACCAAGGTCTGCAGAAAGGGTAGATTTGTATGGTGTAACAAATGTACCTAATGAATTGTTAGTATCTACGTCAATTTCATATACGGTACCACTTGGAGTGAAAACTTCAACAACTCCTTTAACGTAAATTCGAGCAGAAGCAACATTTGGGTCATTTGCGTCGTTTTCTTGGTATAATACTTGTCCTACAAGGTCAATAGGGTTTCCAGAAACAGCAACCGCACGAATTACCTCTCTAGAAGTGTAATATGCGTCTGATGGTTTGAATATTCGGTCTCTTGGGTAGTTAACTTCCGATTCTACACCAAATAGTGTTCTTAGGACGAACTGGAATGACCTTGTTGTCCCTTTTGCAGCATAGAAGTCTTTAATTCTCTTAATTACAGTTGATTCAGTAACTCCATTTGCAAAATTCTTTGGATAAGTCGCTAAAAACTGTTCTTTGAACTTTCCAAGAACGTAAAGTGGGAAAATGTTGTTTAAATTAACAACTTTTGCTCCAAGTTCGTGAGTTGTAGCAGTAGTCTCTTCAAATTTGTAAGTTCCAACCTCTCCAACTGCCTTTACAGCGTTAAATCCTCTTCCACAGTTTTGAAAAAGTGTAGATCCCTTACTTTGGTAGTAAATGATCTCGTCATCTACCATTAAAAGACCTTCATCTGGAAAATCACGAGTAGATTCAACGTCAACTGCATCTGAAGTCGTTGTTAACGCTGAAATAAGTTTAGTTTCAGTAACTAGACCGCCATAATTGTCAATATTATAATAATCTGCCCAGTTTTGAATTACATCAAAACAATATCCTTTTAATTCTTGTGATTTATAGTAGTGTTTAACAAATGATATGAAGGTTGGATAATTTTCCTGTACAAACGAAGCAAATTGTCCCGTAACACTTAGGGATATTTGCGATTTCGATTCAGGACTAACCTCAGACGGTACTGGAGGTACAGATACCGTTGTGGTTGGCGTAGTCCACGAGCTAACCTTCCATGAAGAATTTGTCATCTGTTACTTAGTTATAGCTGGACTCTGGTATCACTCCCGTACCAGATAAGTTTGAACCACTACTGATAGTGTCTTCTATTACACTCACAGTCGTATTATCTATACCTATTGTCAAATAGGTTTCTCTCAATGAAATCAAATCATTTGATTCTGGACTTGCAGAGATCTGTAATTGATTATCTGTTATATTTGTAGCTTGAATGATTAGATCATTAACCACAATTTCACCCATATTGTAATCTACAGTGCCCCATAGACCATCAACATACTCAAATTCACCAGTTCCTTTAATATAATAGAGTCTCAATAGACCTGCACCGTCATCATTTAGGTAATAAGTGTTAAAATCATCTCCAACAACCTTAAATCCACTGCTGTATACACAGGGTTTTAGGCTTGTTCCTTGCTTAATGCGGTTACCATAGCATATTTTATAGTTCACACGTGCACCAAGTGCCACGGTCACGTTCTTTCTCATCTTGAGACGAGTGATATTTGAAGTAATTGAGACTTCTGAACCATCAATTATACTCTGAAGTCGAGAATATTTGAATTTTCCGCCAAATTTATTGAATTCTCCGCTACTATTCAAGACACTTAACGCAGCAAGCACTGCATTTTTCACTTGAGATGCTTCATTCCGCGTAACATTTGGATTAAAATACACAAAACTGTCAATATCAATGTATAAAATGGACGGATCAATAATTGTAGGTTGAATCGCAGCGACAGAATACTCTCTTAACCTTTTCAAAACAACATTTTTCTCAGAAAGAGATAATTTGTCTGCATTTTTTGGTTTAATTGCCAAGAAAACTTTTCCATATTCGGGTGGTTCTGCTTCTTCACCGCCATAACAAGAAATAGATCCTATATTTGGATAGATCTGTGGGAGAATTGCTTCATAATCCTGTGTCGAAACTGCTCTACCAAATGCAGAATAGAATTTAGGAGCAGAAAATTTGATTGCTTCTGTGCTTTCTGCTCTTGCACCTCCATCTGGGAAGGAAGTAGCAACTGTAGAGATGCCAGAAGTAATTGCATTTCCTAGGTTATCTCTAAATGTACCAATATTCTCGAATACTTTTAGACCATTTGCACCAGTTCCACTAGATGTAGAATAAGATACGCTTATGACATCTCCATTCTCTAAGTCTTTTCCAACCTTTCCGTCACCAAACAGAATTTCTGGGATCTCATATTCAGATTCTTCTAAGAAAAATACCTTAGAAGTAGAATCAATCTTTGTAATATCTGTTGCTTGTAGATAACGTTCTGTGACAGTTCCAGAAGTGACCTCAACTTTCATAGAAGTTGTGTCTGCATTCTTATTAGTAAGGATAAATCTCTGTCTTTGGTTTATATCTTTTACAAATGTATCTGTTAAAAATACACCTTCAAATAATGTAATACCTGTAAATGTTGCAATTCCACTTGTACTGTCAACACTCTGTGTCTGATCTGAACCAAGTGAGAATACAAAGTTATTATTATCTAATCCTGTAAAGTTTAAAACTAGTCCTTTATTAATTGTAACAGTTTTTGGGTAAGGAACTACAGTCTGAACTGTTATATCAACAGTACATTGTGCCGATCTTGCTGATTTTGGAGTGTATCCAATCATTCTAGCAAGTTTTACTACGTTTTCACGCAAAACAGCAGTCTCTAGGAACCCTTCATTGACTGCAAGGTTCGCATTGACTGCTGTATAGTAAGTATTGTACGCTAAAACGTCTAAAAGCACCGTCAAAGACGATCCTTCAAAGTCATAATCACTAAATTGATCTTGACTTCTTAGATAATCTTTAATTTGTGCCTTTATCTCGTTAAATTCGAGGGCGTTGACCTGATTAAATGCCATTATGGTTTAAATACTAAATCAATATTATCAAATCTTGGTGGTAAACCCATAATAACGTATGCTACGCTTACATCTAGATGATTTCGATCCTCAGTCCACGTTGTCTTAATCTCATATACCGCTACTCTAGGTTCATGAGTATTGATAGATTCTTTAATACGTCTCTTGAGTGCTCTTGCGTCGTTTGCATTAAAATTCTCAAATAACAATCCGATGATATTACCACCGAATGCTGGATCAAAAGGTTTCTCGTAGAAATTATAGAATACAATATTTTTGACTGATTCTTTTATGGCTGCTTCATTGTTCAGTGCCAAAATATCATTTGTCACCGCATTCTTTTCAAAAGTTAAAGAGAAGTCACGAAATGACTTCGATATTAATGCCACAAACTAACCTAGTAGTAACCTCAGGTATATTTATACTTCTTTTTGTGACTTTTTTCTCAATCCTCTATCACTGCGTGGATCTGTAATAAGATACCTGCAATATTCATTCCCATGATCGTAGAAATGATCGCTCATATCTACGGGAATGTTGGCATTTCTTTTGCCATCTACTATTCTATTTGCCTTGGCCACGGTACCTCTTCCTTGCCTTATTTCTAGACGTAGCAGAGTACTTGCTATGCTGCCCTCTACCTTGTCTTGTTTTCTTTGGTCTAGACTCAATCAAAGATTGACCCATACTAAATCTCATTGCCATAATAATTAACCTGCGAATACGTTTGATGAACCAGCTGCCACTGATGTGCAACCACCTAGTCCATCTCCTACTCTACCACAACCTTTGCCATTTACAAAGACCGTAGAACTACCACTTGATATAGAAGCGGAGTGTGGAGGACATGGATTACCTGGTTTTAAATGAATGGTGTTCTTATCTCCTTGACGGGAGACAGGTCTACCATTACAGAAGACGTTACCTGAACCCTGTGCTCTGTTCATTCCAGAACAATGGGATACATCTGCGTCTCCGACTCGTGTGACTGCTGGCATATTAATAATAGTTTGCTACAAAGGAACGAATACCTTCCCATGAATTATATATCTTCAATTCAAGTACGAAGGTTGCAGGTGTCTGTGCAACTAGGTTACCTGATGTACCTGCTTCCCATTGTACAGTAATATCAAAGAACCTACTGACATATACAGTACCATCCTGATCCAGATTATAGAATATTTTACCAGATGGCATATTCACTACTCTTTCGACTGTTATAGGGGTCATAGTATTATCAGACTCATTCTGTTCTACGTATTTGAATATATCAACAAAAGGATCCTGTAGAGTTCCCCCTATGTTAACTGATGTAGTGCCAGGTGTAATTATTAGGTCAGGTTCATTGTCAGGTGCCTGTACAGCAGCATCCACATTGGTTACATTACATACCTGAGGTGATTGAACACTACAAGATGCACTCACCGTTTCATTCATAGCAAAATTAGGTCTGGTTATATCCGTAAGGAACGTTGTTGTTCCGTCAGGAGTTATGCTGACTGCCATATTGCTCTGCTAATAATCCGTTCTTGACTGCTATTTCGTACATTAGACTATGAATGGTCATATC